GCTGGGCCTTTGATAGCAACTGTACCTCCACCGCTGTCTGCGGTTAGTTTTAATTGACTCATGCTGCTATCTCCATTATTAACATATTGTTTGGTAATCTTTCATAAGGCCCTGCTTCAGAAGTACTTACTGTTCTACCGTAATAGAAAGTTCCAGCTGCACCTCTACCCATTGCAAACATTCCATAAGTAATAGCTGTTCCAGCAGCCTGACTTGGAGAATCTAGATAAGGGCCTACATGAGTTCCTGATGGAGTAGAATCTTGGTCATTTGAGTAATAACCTAAACTCTTTATTGCTGAGACTGTTGGTCTAACTCCAGCGGCATCTCCAACATGTATTGAAGTACCACTTCCCCCTATAATTCTTCTTAAGACAAAGTGAGTTTCGTGATCTTCAAGACTAGATTCTCCGTTAGTGCAACATGAAACAATAAATTTAGAATTAGCTGCTGTTGAAGTAATCGTTGCTGTTACTGGAGTTGAAGCAGCTAAACTGTATGAACCAAATGCAACAGAACTAGTTGACGTTATATTCGTAGTTACAACTTGAAGAAGTTTACCTCCAACTCCTGTTGCTAAATCAGCACTTTGTATTATTCCGTCTGGTAAACCACCAGCGGATATACCGGATACTGTGCCAGACCCGTTTAATGTTATAGGCATAATTTATACGATTGTCCAGTTTTCTCCAGTACCGATTGTTACAGCAACACCATTATTGATTGTTACAGGGCCAGCTGACATTGCGTTGTAGCCGTTTGTAATTGTATAGTTGGTTGTTACTGTTTGACCATTTTCCCAGAATATTTTATCTGTGCCACCACCTGTAGCTCCGGCTGCTGACTCGACCCACTCCATACCATTGGATGTATAACCAAGTACTTTGTCTGTGCCAGAAGGTGCTGCATATATATCTAGTTTAGCTTCTGTTACACTATCGTCTGCTAACTTACTACCAGCAATAGCTGCTGAAGCGTTTATGTCAGCATTGACTATAGTACCATCTACAATCTTGGCAGATGTAACTGTATCGTCAGCTGGTGTATTTATACTTATTGCGAGTCCGATGGTGAGAATAAAGAAGTCAGCACCGCTAGCAGGGGCACTGGCAAATATAATATCGTTACCATCAATAGCAAATCCTTCGCTTGGACTGGTTCCACTATTAGGTTTCTGAATGACTCCATTGATGCTAACAAGATGTGCTTGAGCATTTGAACCGGGGTTTGATAATGTGAATCTTGTAGCAGAACCATTGAAGGTTGCACTACCACCACCTGAGCCACTAGAGCTAGATAGTGTGTTGATTGCTATGGTTTGAGATCCAGCTGCTGCCCAGCTTAGATTACCATTAGAATCTGTTTTTAGAAACTGACCATTTACTATGTTAGATGGTAATGTCAGTGTATAGCTTTGTGCAGCACTATGAGGTGGTGACTTAATTTTGACACCATGACTGTTTGCTGAACAGTTAAGTTGCAGTGTGCCATCTGCACCGCCTGCACCTTTGATTTCTACAACACCTGTACCGTTAGGTGTTACTTTAATATTACCGTTAGTTGTGCTTGTAGTAATCTCATTTGTCTGTACATCTAAGTTACCACCAAGCTGTGGTGTAGTATCATCTACTATATCTTGAGTTGGTGTTGTAACTGTAACAAACTCAAGTGCATTACCAGACGAGTTTACCTTTACTGTTTTACCAGCTGCACCTGTAAAGTTAGCTGGTGTATCTGATAAGTTTGCAAAGGTTGTAGCACCAGCACCGGCAGATATGCCTGCTAGTTTGCTTTTTTCTGCATCTGTAAATACGTTACTATCTGATGCATTATCAACAAGTGTTCTAATCTCTGATGCTGTCTGATCTGCTGTTGCACCAGCTTCTATAGCATTAAGTTTACTGTGGTCAGCGTCAGTAAATACATTACTGTCACTTGCACTTTCTACTAATGTTCTAATCTCTGATGCTGTTTGGTCAGCTGTTGCTGCTGTTTCAATGCCGTCAAGTTTCGTCTTGTCAGCAGCTGTCATAAGGCCGGGGCTAGTTGTTGTAACACTAGCTAAGTTATTCTGCTCTTCTTGTGCAGCAAATAATAACTGCTCATGGTTAGCATTAAGGTCAGCTGCTTTGACTGACGACCCTGCGACATATGTAGCCTTTGCAACGTCTACGTTAGTATCACGAAGTATACGTATCTTTGCAGGGCTAGTTGGTATATTACCAGCTGTAAATACTACATTACCACCACCTGTAGTAGTGTAGCTTGTTATATTGTAATGTGTGCTTGTTGTTTTTGTAACACCATCTACTTCTACTTTTACATCTGATTCTTGTATAGAAGGGAAAGAAAACGCTTTGGTCGCATTTCCATCCCCAGTGTATTCTACGAATGTTGTTGCCATTTATTTAGGTATGTTGAGGATGTTTGCTGTGTTCCTTCTCTTCTGCCTTTGTGCAATGTCCTTTTTCTTTTGCTCTTTAATTAACTCTTGAGCTTCTGGTAAGTTACGAACTTTTGCCCATGCAATTCTACGAGCTCTTCTAAACAATCTATCTATAATAATATTATGATAGTAGTCTCTAGCATTATACTGTGCACGCTTGCCTGCACGTATATCAGCATACATCTGTTCAATAGATGCTAATATCCTTTTGTCTTTTGCTAGCTTATCTAGTTCTAGTTCTAAGTTTTGATCTCCGATAGCTTTTTGAAACGCAGACCTAAGATAAGGTGAGTCAGTAAGATTAGTGCTATCTGGTGCATAGTATGTAGACAGTCTTAGATCATATCCACTGTCAAACAACATGTTTCTACCGGGACTTTGGTCTAAGTTCAAAGATACAGGGCTTACTGCATTGTACATTCTAGTTAAGAAGTCCCATGATTTAAGTGGCTTACCGTTAAGTAAATCATACTTTATAGGTAGCTCTTGTACAGGAGTTAATGCTGTTAGCTTTTCTGTTAATAAGTTACGGTTACGTATAGACTGGTCGATACCAGATCCTAACTCACGCATATAAGGTGTAAATAGTTGGCCAAGCTCATTACGTAAACCTGATAAAGGCACAACGTTGTTACCTAAGCCTGCTATGATTCTATTGAACTGACCGGGTCGACCACCAAATAAATCTACAAATGACTGTATACCAGCTAGGTAAGATTTACTTGTAATAGCTTGAGCTATAACTAATGATATTTTCTGTAGTTCTCCTTCTGTCCACTCTTCACCCATAAGTTCACTTGCGTCACCTACGTCAGCGATTGTAGACATAATAAGGTTGAATGGTTCAAAGTTATCATAACCAACACGTACAGCACCTAGCTTTATCGTTCTTGGCTCCCACTTACCATCTAACCACATCTGTCTTTTCTGTCTGTCAACTGGGCCGTTACCGTTAAGATCGCCACGCATCCATGCCATAGCTGCCATAAATGTAACAGCAGAACCTATTGCAAATCGGCCTGTTTGTAATGACTGTGCGTTAGCCAGCTCTTCAGCTGTGGTAATACCATACTGACGTACACTACCTAGATCTTTAGGATTAGCAAAAGCAATATCATTAAACTCTTTGACTAAGAAGTTAAAACCGGGTGTATACTTACCTGTAAGTGCAAGACCGTTAACACCAGTTCTAGCAAACAAAAAGAATGGTTTGGCTAATGGTGTAGCAGTAAACACATCATTTAAACCTTTTGCAAAGCCTGTAAGTTCCTGTGTAAGTGTAACTTCTTTACGTGCAAATGATAAAGCTTCATCTGTAATGTTACCAGCAGAATCATATAGCTGTGAGTAAAAATCATCTTCGTAAGCTTTCATTAGTTTACGAGTTATCTTTGGTGTAGATATACCATTGTTCTGTAGTTCCAAGACTCTACGCATAGCCTTCTCACGCATCTTTGCACGTCCAAGTATAAAACCAAACGCATCGTCAGTTGCAGCCATAATCTTAGTAGAGTATGTTAGCAAGTTACTGTTATTCATTTGACGTGCCATATTAGCTACACGAAACGCTGCTGTTTCTCCGGGTGTAGCTCTACCACTGTCTTCTGCCCAACGACGTAAAATCTCCCAGTTTTCGTCACCTCTGGTAAAGTCTACATAACGAGTCTTAATACTTGATATATCACCCTTCCAGTATGAGTTTAGCTTAGTTCTAAATAATTCAAACGACTCAGGTACAGCTTCTACCATAGCGTTTATAGACGCAAGACTAGACCTAAGTGTAGCTGTGTCACCGTTAAATGGGTAACGTATAGCAGCACCTAATGCTGTAGATAGAGGTCTTAAAAATGTTGCAGCAGATGTACCCATGATTGCTCGGATTGGTGTTTTTGGGCCAGATAGTATACTATGACTCATTACACCTTCTAGCTCACGTATCATAGCACCTGTACGATCTACTCCACCTTCTGTTAACTTACCACCTTTTATAATAGTACGAGCCCACTTGTCAAAGTCATCAAGTGAGTTAACATCTTTCATCATAGAGAAAGCCTCGAACACAGCCTGTAGTAACTCATCGTCACCATCTTTTGAAATCTTCAATACAGAAAGCACAGCCTCTCTTGTGTCAGCCATCTCCTTTGTCATCGCATCATCTATAGCTCTTTTACGTGCCTTACCAGCACCTAATGCTCTAAATGAGTCTGACTTTACAAATCTAGCTTTTTTAGTTTCGTACAAAGCTGTAAGCATTGTGTCAACTATCTGTTTAGCTGGGCCATCTATATCATTAAGATTGACTAGATCCATTATCTCTCTACCAGCTATACCTGTATCTCGTAACTGTCTTAACAATGTACCAGACACTAGGTCAGCAATAACTACGTTCTTTGATGTCCATACTTCGACACCATCAATAACATCGTTAGTTTCATATAGCTCTTTGAGATACTCTGCCGGTGACATATCAACAGCATTTCTACCTTGTGTTATACGCTGGTGTCCTTCTACAGCTTCTCTAAATGTAGCTGCTAGAGCTCGCCTGTCGCCTTTTGCAGCTGCCAAGTCTTTTGCAAACTTTTCACTGCTAACAAGTCCTTTGTATATACGTTCAACAGTCGCATCATCTGTACCACCTTTGAGTGCTATACGCTCACGTTCTACTGGTGTAGTTACAGAGCCTGTAGATCCTTCTTCAGAACCCCACTCTTTACGTGTACGTGATAACTGTTGACGAGCTACTTCTGGTTCAACCTCTGATGTGTGTGCCCCTTGGTGTGGCTCTGCTACAGGAGCGTTTTTATCTGCTCTAAACTGTACTTCGCCTTCTCGTAGCTGTGCTATACCAGCTTCAACTGTTTGATCTTTTACACTTTTATTTCTTGCAGCTATCTGGTCAAGCACTGGCTTACTGCCTTTCTTAAGACCATAAGCTAGTCCATCAAAAAATAAACCTATGCCCATACCTTCTACGATGTTTTTTATCTTCATCATAACAGGATGGTCTGTGTCTTTGGTAGCTAGTGGTGTGTCAAACCAGCCATATCTTTCACGCAATGCACCCATAGCGTTCATCTCGTCTGACTCTTTAGATACAAGGTCAGACACAGCACCTATAGCTGCACCTCTTGCAAGGCTACTGCTAGCTACACCGGCTAGGCCAGCTGGTATTGTAACTAGACCTGTAGCTGCCGCTGCCTTAGCTGCCGCAACTGTACCAAGTGCAAGTGTACCAAAGTGTACTAATCCACGTAGCTGTTTACCCCACCATGTTTTGGTTTCGATAGGGTTATCGTAAGAATTAAAAGGAGTCCACTCTGGTTTGTAGAATCCTTTTTCTTCTTTCTCTCTTTGCATTTCACCTGATAACGCATCTACTGTACGCTCAGGAAATGTTGCAATCGAAGACGCAGTATCCTGTATACCACCAGATAGAATAGACTGCCCTTCTTTTATAAAAGCTTTAGCACCCCATGAATCGGCGTTACGAGGGTCAACTTGTTCATCAACCCTCTGCTTTTGCTCCGCTGTTTTTTCTGCTTCTACAGCTTGTTCTGCTTGCTCTTTCTTTTCATACTCATCTATAAACTCACCATATTTTTCTACGGCAGCCTTAGAAGCTTCGATATCTAAAGAGTAAGCATCACCATAGTTTGATTCTTCTATCATCTGTTTCTAGTTCCTCGACTGGTTAAATTAGGATCTCTTTCTTCTGGTTCTGGATCAGGTATACGTTCTTTTTCTACAATCTCATCTATCTCTTGTCTCTTAGGTACACCAGTAACAATTCTGTAACCAGCTTTTGCTAGATTATCAGTGCCATACTTTTCAAGATCTGTTATAAATACCTTTGCAACTTGACTTTGTAGTTTGTCAAAGTTAGTCATTTCATAACCTTCTAATAAAGGAAATACTTTTTTGATAGCTTGCATCTCCTGATATGTAAATCCTGTAGCTTCTACCCAAGCTGCATCACTATTTACAACAGTAAGTCCAGCCATAGCTTTCTTACGTCTAGTAATATTATTCTGCACTTTTAACATACGCATGGCTGTCTGTAGATTTTCTGATATCTTTTCATCATCTTTAACACCTAGCTGTTGTAGTAAGTCCAACGCTTCAAAACCACCAAAACCATAGTAGCCTATATTAGTAGCATCAAAATTATAAACAGCATTTTCTAGTTCTGCCTTAGTCATCTCTTGTAAAGACTTAACCTTTGGTAATCTAGTTAATTGTCTAGGTGTCTTACCTTTAGACTGAGCTACTAACTTAGGTGACTCTATACTATCAAATGTATTGTTAGGGCCTGCTCTCATAGACTTAGCTGCGTCAGTAAATGTTGGTAGCGATCCTGCACTAATTTGTAAGAACTTACCTTCAGTAGGTTTGTTGAGTAAAGATATTCTATCATCATCTGTATAGAACTCCATGGTTTCATCCCACTCAGCAATCTTAGCAGTCTCATCAGTTGTTAAAAGATTAACAGCTCTAGCTCTATATAAAAACTTTTCTAAGCTAGTCATAGGTACTTTCTTATTATTGACGATTTTGAACATAGGTACATCATCATAAAAACTTATAACATCTTTATTTATTGTACCACCACTATCTCTCCAACCCTTAGATCTTTCAAAGTTGTTTTTCTCTGCTAGGTTTGTAACTTCTGGTGCATCTTTTAGACCTTCATCATTTATATATGACTGCACAAACTCTTGCTTGGCTTTTACTAAAGGTATACTTACAGAACCACCTATACTCAAAGGTGCATCATAGACATTGTTATCTAAGTTAGTTTTAGTTAGCTGATAAACCTTATTCATATGCTCTTGAATTGTTAGAGTTTCATCAGCTCCGGCTGGTAAAGCAGCTAAAGTCTGCTCTAACTCTGGTAATGACTTACGAAACTTAGAATTAAAGTCAGCTACCATACGATTGTATATCATATTATCTGAGCCAACTAATTTTTTATCTGCTCCTTTATCAGCATAAATATGTTGAAGAACAGCAGTTTCTATAAAGTCTTTGTGTACTGTATTTAGTTGATCTTGATATGTAGATTGTGAGTTAACCTCTGTATCGTTTACACCTGTATCAGCCTTAGCTAAAAGAGCATTTAGTTTGTCCGTAAGTTTAGGTTGACCCTCTATTGTTGTATCATATAAAAGAACACCATCACCGTCAACTTGGTTACGTGCATAGTTTATCCACTTAGATTGTAGCACTACTAAGTTAGCATCACTAAGAAACTCTTTCATTTTTACAGGATTATTTCTTAGTTCAGCCATTGGCTTATCTATGTTTTCTAGATCCCACTGATATTTTAGATTTGTTTTACGCTTTTCCAAGTCGTCTGCGGCTTGAGTTTGTACATCTTGTAATGCGCCTATAACACGTCTTTCAAATCTTTCTTTGATTTGTTTAGATATAATATTATCAGGTACGTTTAGTAGACCGTTATACTCTTTATTGTTTATTACAATCTTACCTTCATCTAAAAGCTTATTTAGATTATCGGGACTAATTAGAGTACCTTCACCACCACCAAACGCATCTTTATTAATATCAGAAACAATCTGATCTTCTAAGTACTGCATAGCTAGTGGATAAGAACCCGGAGTATTTCCAAACTTTATTGCTCTAATTCTATCAAGTAAACCACCTGTGCTAAATATAGCATCAGAGTCATTGTTAACAACAGCTTCTCGTATGTCAGAGTTTAGTTCAGCGTTTCTAGCGTTTTCTAGTTTTATATTTTGATTGTAAGCCCACTTGTCTCGAAGACCAGCTCTGGCTTCCATTAGCTTTGGTGTAATCTTTCTTATGTATTTTTTAAAAATACGATCGTTTGTAATATCAATACCATTTTCCAAAGCTTCATAAAGAGCTGCACCTAGTACAGTTTTTACACCAGCATCTATTTCAGTAAAAGCTTCACCTGTAGTAGTAATACCATCTAGACCTTTACCAGCCATAGTATTAGTTAATACAGGTTTAAACTGATCTCCTATAGAAGATGCAACAGTTTTTACATTAGCATCATCTAGATCTGTATATAGTAAGTTGTATGTAGCCTCATCAATAGCCTCTTTATCTTTACCAGTTGCTTGATTAGATTGTGTCTCTAACTCAACGATAGCATCTTTTCTTGTTGTTGCTTCTTCTTTCTGTTGAGCGTTAAATTGATCGGAAACTTCACTTCTAATTTCACCAGCTTGACCAAGCATAAAGTCAAAGCCTTCGTTTTCTTTATCTTTGGCATCAGATACTTTTTTAAACTGAGCTGCTGCTGAGAAAACTCCAGCAACTTGCTTCATAGTATTGAGAAAGCTACCTTGATCTTTTACTCTTTCATACTCCTTAACACTGTTAAAAAATGCCACAGTGTTAGGCATATCAATACTTTCTTGATTTTTGATTATAGCATCTGTAAGATCAGCTTCTTCAGATCCATAGTTGGATTTAGAGGAGCTCGTAAACGCATCACGAGCCACTCCAAGCTGTCTATTAAACTCCGACATTTACTACCTCCATGTCAACATCTATTTTACTGTAGTCAACAGTTAGATAGTTTTGATCTATACCTACAGCCATAGGATTCTTCTTAACTACATCTTGAGCCATAGCTCCACGGAATCGTACATTACCGCCTTTATAATTAAATTCGTATATATTGTAGCCCTGTGGTGATATACCAACTTGTTCTACATTTTCTTTTACTCTTATATCAGAGGGAGCCAAGAACTTGATACTAGATGCAATACTTAGGCCACTCTGAGCAAGCGATAAAGCACCTCCAAGTCTGTTTGTTGGTGGCAGCATTACTGGTGGTGGCGGCTGTGCGGGTAATCCTAGCTTCTCTCTAGCTCTAGCTTGGAAACTTCTAAAACTACGCATAGCTTGAGTCTGTTTCTGTGCAGCTTGTCTGCCAGCTACAGTCGTTACTACACCTTCAATGCCTGCTTTTGTTTGTAAATATTTAGTTAGTGCAGATCTTCCAAATGATTTGGCTCTACCACCTTCGTTTGCTTTTCTACTACGTAAATATGCAGCATAAGCTTTTTGTTGAGCTAACCTACCAGCACCTGTCTGGTATAGTATATTCTGTCTAATGTCACTTTGGTCACGACTCAAGCCTATAACTGATCTATCTAAGTTACGTGCAAACTGTGTTTCTCTATTCCAAAATGATAATGCTCTTTGTCTGTGAAGAGCGTCTTGTTTTTGAGCTTCGGCTCTGGCTTGTGCCCTAGCTCCAGCGTTAGCGTCTACGCACACGGCAAAATTCAATAAATGTTACATTGTTTGGCCCATGT